CACGTTTAGGTCAGTTGGGCGCACTGAACCAGGCGCAAGCACAAGCAAATCTTGATGCACAGAGAGAAGCAGCAAGACAAGCCACATTCTTACCACAAGAACAATTAGATAGATTTGCGGGACAAGTAACAGGAATTATGGGTGGATATCCTGCACAGTTCCAATCAACAAACATACCAAACCCAACACCACTACAAACTGCTCTTGGTGTTGGATCAACATTAGCTGGCATATATGGAACAGTAGCAAACAAAAATCCATTTTCATTCTTACAATCAGGACAATAAAATGAACAGAGTATTAAAAAGACCAATGTTTAGGATAGGTGGCTCTACAGGAACTGGTATTACATCAGGTCTTGATACACCAAAAAGAGGTTTGGTAGATGGACCAGGTAAGTATTCACAACCGGATGTGTTTTCAGTAATACCCACTGCTGATGAAGTATTAAGATTTAAAGATATGTATCCGCAATTTAAATCTCAACCATCACAAGCTATTAATAGGCTTTTAATTACAGGGGGATTAGACTTGTTATCCAGACCACCACAAGGTGGAACTTTAGCTACAGCAGCTGCAGCTTTTAAAGATCCAACTGATAAATTTTTTGAAGATAAAGCTACAGAACAAGCAACACAGTTTGCAACAGATGCTGATATGTTTAAAACATTAATTGAAGCTAAAGGAGAGGCTTTAGGTGGTATAGAGGGTAAGACATATTCACAATTAGAGATAGGAAAACAAATACAGCGAGATATATTTAAGATAGCTGACTTAACAGAAAAATTACAAAATAAAGATTTAACTGAAAACCAAAGAAAAGATTTAGATTTACAATTAAAAGCAACACAAGCTGATTTAGATTATTTAAGAAAGAATAATCCAATAGTGGACCGTTTTTTAAAAGATGAAACCTTATCATCAGGTTTTTTAAACGCAATCGTATTAGAATTGTCTGCAGATAAAGAAAAATATCCAAAAGGAATGAGTGATCCTAACATATACATAGATGCAGCAAAAATAATGGATCAGAGATTAAAAGTTTTAGGTACAGAACAAACCACAGACACAGAAAGAACATCCCAAGCAGAGGGTGGTAGAGCTGGGTTTATGCAAGGTGGTGGTGCTGATATGGGTCAAATGCCGGCAACAGAAGAACCAAAAATAGATTATTCTACTTTAAGAGCTAGATTACCAAAAGAAATATCAGATGATGTTGTAAAATTAATTGCAGCTAGTCCAGAAGCATTAGAAGATTTTGCAACAATAGCGACTCAATCTGATGTAGATATGTTTAATCAAAAATATAGTGTAAATTTGACATTACCGCAGGAGGCATAACATGGCCGATACTGCTTTAGAGCGATACATAAAAGATAAAGAATTACAAGAAGAAAAGACTCAAGGTAAAATTAACACTATAGATGAAATGAAAGAGGCAATTGCAAATGCAGTTGAAACTGTAGGTGCACCTAAACCGCCAGTAAAATATTTAAAATCTTTATTTCCTGATAAAACAGAAGATGGCAGAATAAAAGATACTAGTGCTCTTCGTTTTGGTTTATTTTTAAATCCACAATTAAGATCAGCTTCTTCTTTAACCGCTGGTGAGGACATAATTAAAAAATTAGAAAGTCAAGATGAAAAAGATTACATATCTGGTTTAGATGAAGTAAGAAAAGGTATTGAATCAGGTACTTTTGATCTTGTTAAAGGCACAGGTAGTTTATTGTTTGCTGGAATAGATTATTTTAGGGATACAGATTTTTTATCAAGGTTTGATAATTTTATGAAAGACAAAGAGCCAACTAGACCAGAAACATGGCGTGGAGATCTTGTTGGTTTAATGACACAATTTGGAGTGCCAGGAAGTATTATACAGAAAGTTATAGGCAGAACTAAATTAGTTGGTAAATTAGATAATGTAATAAGCAAGATAAGAGGTGGTAAAAAAAGAAAAGTTGCAACCATAGCTAAACGTTCTGTTGAGGGTTTAACAATAGTTGGTGCAACAGATTTTTTAGCATCAGAACCCGGAAGAAAATCTTTTTACTTTGAACCAGAATCAACAGAAGGTTTAAAAGGTAAAAAAAGAGCTGCTGCAGAATTTAGGAATAAAATAAAGTATGCACAAGAAGGTGCTCTAGTTGGAGCTGGTTTTCCTGTAATAGGAAAAGGCATACAGATTGGATATAAATACGGTCTTGCACCATTTGTAAAAACAACAGCATCTGTAGGGGCTAAAGGTGTAGACAACGCTGTTTTTAAACCAATAAGTTATTTGGCATCAAGAGAAGCTGTAAAACCTGTTGTTCAAAATACAGCAAAATTAATAAGAGGAGCAACTAATTATACGTTAACAAAAGCTATTGCACCCGCAATAGTATCTGCTTTTTCAGGGAAAGTTGTAAAACAATTACCTAAATTTGAAGATTGGAGACTATTATCAACATCATCTCCTATAAGACAAGAAAGAGTAATAAAACATTTAGATGACATCTTATCTATATTTAGATCTTATGGAAAAGCCCCAAAAGATATTGAAGGTGTGTCAGAAAAAGCAATGTTATTTATAAAAGGTAGATCAAGAAGATTTGATAGAACTGTAGAGGGTTTAGAAAAAAAAGCATATAATTTAGCAAAAGGTTTTGAAGGTCAATACAACAAAGGTTTTAGCACACCTGCTTTACAAAAAAGTTATCTTGATCAAGTGGTTGATTTTTTAGATGATAAATTAATAAAATCAGATTTACCTACAGAGTTACAACCCTTAGCTGTAGACTTAAAACAACAAATAAAAAATACCATGAAAGAATTTCAAAAAATTTTACCAAAAAATAAAAAAATAGATCCTGTAATAAAAGATTTACAAAATGTAGAAGTTAACAGAGTTAAAGATTATCTTGTAAAATCTTTTGCAACTTTTACAAATCCTAATTATGCGCCTGATCAAAAAGTTTATAACAAAGCTGTTCAGTGGGTTACAAATAATGTTATTAAAAAAAACAAAGAATCTAAAATAAATGCAAAAAAAGATTTTCCTAATTTAAGCACAGAGGAATCTTATGAAGAATCAGCTAAAATGTTAGTTGAATCTATTTTAAGAAAAGGACGATTTGAAGGAGATAATCCTATAAGACAATTAAAAGATATAGGTAAATTAATTAATTTTAAAGATTATAAATTTATTAAAACAGGAGAAGAATTACCTAATGTTATTAAAAATTTATTAGGACCAGAAAAAAATTTAAAATCTTCAGTGGGTGCAACAGTTGCTGAAATGATATCTGCAATGGCAAACAAAAAAGCTGCAGATTATATAGCTAATTCTGGTTTAAAAAATAAATGGCTTTTTAGAAGTGCAGAGGAGGCTAGAAATAATCGTATATTAGATGCGCAAATAATTGCAAAAATGCCAAGACTAGGACCATATATGAAATCAGATTTAACTAAACTATATGCAAATCCAGATTATGTTAAAATGTTTCAAGGCGTTGGAGGTATTTTAGATGATGCATTAAATCTACCTATATACAGAGAGGCAATGCAAGGAAAAGTTTTAATACAAGTTGGTAAAACTTTATACTCACCGCAAACACAAGTTAGAAATGTAACGTCTGCTGCTTTTTTTGCATTAATGAACGGACATATAGGTGGTAGAGCTAGCGTTACGAATGCAATGAAAATTGTATTAGATGATATATTTAAAGCTGGACAAAGAAATATTGATGAGGTTTCATTTAACGAATACGCAGAAAAATTAGTGCGTCTTGGTGTGTGGGATGAAAATGTTGTAGCATCAGAATTAAAAGCAATCATGGACCAGATAAAAAATCAAACAATTAGAACATCGGACCAATTGTTTGATAAATTAATTAAAATGGCACCAACAGATAAGGTTGCAAGATTATATGCAGGTGGAGATAACTTATGGAAACACTTTGGTTATGAGTACAGTAAATCACAATTAAATATGGCTATTAAAAATTTAGATGACATGAAAGCATGGTATAGAGACATGGGTGAAGAGTTTGTACCAATAAATCCAATCACAGGTAAAATAAAAGAATTTAGTGATCACTTAGATGAGGCTGCAGCCTATCTGTTAAGAAACACTTATCCAACATACAGTAAAGTTCCGCCAGCTATACAAACTTTAAGAAAACTACCTTTGGGTGCTTTCATCTCTTTCCCTGCAGAAATTTTAAGAACAGGTGCTAATATTATTAACTTAGGTTTAAAAGAATCATCAAGTAGTAATGCTGCTATTAGACAGATGGGTTTACGAAGACTAATGGGTGCTTTTATGACAAGCTACGCAACAGGAACAGGTCTTGTGCAAACAGCTCAGTTCTTAACTAATTCTACGGATTCACAGTGGGATGCATACCAAAGATCTTCTGCTGCACCTTGGGATTCAAGATCAAATTTACTTGCAATTGAAGGATGGAAAAACGGTGAATCTGCTGCAATAAATTTTTCATACTTTTCTCCGTACGATAGTTTATGGGCTCCTATGGAGGCAGCCCTTGCTAAAGCTAGAGAGCAAGATTTAAATCCACAAGAGACTGAAAGATACGTAATGGAATTAATGTTTGCTGAAGATGGACCTGTTATGACTTTTTTAAATCCATTTATTACAGAACCAATCGGTTACGATAGAGTTTTAGATGTTACTGTAAGAAACGGTAAAAAAGATCAGGGCGGTACAGTTTATTCTGCATCTGATGATCTTGGAGATAAATTTATAAAATCTTTTTTATATGTTTTAGATGGCGTTCAACCAGGTGTTACAAAGAGTGCAGACAAAATTAGTGGAGCGTTAGGTAAAGATCTAACAAGAGGTGGTAAACCCTTAAATCTTAAAGATGAGTTGATTGCTTTATTTGCTGGTACTAGAATAATCAGAATTGATACTAAAAAAGATTTAAGATACTTTGCATCAGAAATGAATAGACTATTGAGGGGAGTAGATGAAAATGAAAAATTTTACAATGTTGATAATTATACTAACAATACGCCAGATAATTTAATTAAAACATTTGAAGACATGCAAGATGAAGCATTTAGAATACAAAAAGAAATGCACATAAGAGTTAAAGATTTGATGCTTTTAGATTTAAGTCCTATTGAAATAAAAAAAATAATGAAAAACGCAGGTGTTAGTAAAGAATTGGTTAACAATATTTTTTTAGGTAAATTTACTCCTGTTAACTATTCTAAAAAAAGATTTGACACAAAAGTTAATACTATAGAAACTGAGTTAAGAAAAATGGGTGATGATCGAGTATCTTTTTTCTTAAACAGACAATTTGTTTTTCCTAAATTTGAATTGGACAATGTTAAAATAAAAAATAATTTTAGATTTTTCTTTGAACCTGGTAATGAATACAATCCAGAGGAGTTTGATTACAAAGTTGATAAAAATGGTAATTTTGTATTAGATGAAAATGGAAATCCTGTAAAAGAAGAAGGTTTTATAAAAAGACAATTAAGAAAAATATCACCAATAATTAGAAAAGGTGCAGACAAACTTCTTAATCCTTTATCTAATGCTTTTAGAGCCGAAATACCACCATTACCAATAACACCACAACCAATCGTGCCATCTAATCAGTTAGCACAAAATACTAACTTGACACGAACAGAGGAAGCATTACTATCTCCTGAAGAAAAAGTTATTGCGAGGACAACATAATGGCGAGAAAATCGGCACTACAAAAAATAGAATCACATGAAAAGCTTTGCAGGATAATGCAAAAGCAAACGTTCGAACAAATAAAAGAAATGAAAGAACGTATTAAAAGATTGGAATATTGGATAGTAGGAGGTATGGGAGCTGTTCTCATAACTTTACTTACTGACATCGCACGATAATGAATCTTACACGTAACTTTACCCTATCAGAGCTTATTAAAAGCGACACTGCTATCAGACGGGACATTAATAATAACCCTAACGCTGAACAAGTAGAAAAACTAAAAGCATTGTGTGAAAATATTTTACAACCGGTGCGTGATCACTTCGGTAGAGTTAAGATTACTAGCGGATTCCGTAGTGTTGATTTATGTCTCGCCATAGGATCGAGTCGGAACAGCCAACATGCTAAGGCAGAAGCGGCGGATTTCGAATGTCCGGGTGTTGACAATGCAGAATTAGCAGATTGGATATATAAAAACCTTGAGCCGGATCAGCTTATCCTTGAGTTCTACACTCCCGGTGAACCAAATAGTGGATGGATCCACTGCAGTTGGATTCCTGAAGGTAGACGTGCACAATACATGCACGCATTTAAATCAGAGGGTAAAACAAAATATAAACCTGTAATAGGAACAGCTAGAAATTTAGTTTAAATGATAACCCTAATTGCTGATAATCTTTTATCTCAATTAGAGTGTGACAGATTATTATAAAAAACATGAAAAATTTTCAAAAAAATTTAGAGATGTCTACCCTTTAGCACTTAACATAAAAGATATCCACCTAGATTTTTTAACAAAAAGACTTAATTCTATTTCAAAAAATTTTAATGCTGAAATAGATTGGTTTCAAATTGTAAAATGGCCCATAAATTCTACACAAAATTTACATTTTGATAGCACAAGTAAAAAAACTGTTTTAAGTTCTATTGTTTATTTAAATGATAATTTTACAGGAGGCCAAACTTACTATGAAGATGGTACTATATTTAAACCAAAAAAAGGAAGAGGTTTATTTTTTGATGGCCAGTACCACAAACACGGTGTTAAACCAGTAGGTGAAAATATAAGATATGTTGTGGCTGCTTGGTATAAAAAATTAGATCCAAGCTTTTAATTCTTCACCTAATACTTCAGACGCTATATTAATTTTATCTCGTAAAGCTTTTACAATTTTTTCATCAACCGTGTCTTCACATATAATATCTATATAAGTTACATTTTTCTTTTGACCTATACGATGTGCTCTATCTTCTGATTGTAATCTTTTTTCTAAATCATAACCATTAGAATAATAAATGACTGTATTTGCTTTTGTAAGTGTAATACCATAACCACCTGTTTGTGGTGTGCCCACTAAAAATCTACACTCATCTCCGTTTTGAAACTTACGAATGTTATCTTGTCTTTCATCTTGTGGTGTTAATCCATAATAATCAACCACGGACCTTGGACCATATTTTTTTGTGATGTGTTCTATTATTTGAATGATATCTCTTTGATAATTAGCCCATATTATGGCCTTACCATCTATTTCCTCTAATATGTCCATTAATTCTTTAATACGGTTATTGTCTAAATTTTGAATGGATCCATCATCAGCAGTGAAGTGTCCACAAGTTATTTGATGTAGTCTCATTAATTGTGTAAGCACAGTCATTGTAGATGATACTTTGCCATTTAAAACTGATACAGCTTGTTTTTTCATTTGCTCGTACACTTTCTTTTGATCCGGCGTAAGAACGATATGTCTTTTAATAAAATTTTTTGGTGGTAAATCCAAACAATCTTCTTTTAATACCCTGTATGAAAATTTTTTCACTGTGTCTGATAACTCCCCTAAGTTTTTAAATTCACTAACAACTTGTATGGTTCTTCCTCTAAGATGCATAGTCTCCATTTCTGCATATCGATTACGGAAAGCGTAGTATGAAGTAAAGTCCAATAACCACGGATCAAGAAATTCACATTGCGTATACAGGTCTAAAGGATTTTTTGTAACAGGAGATCCTGTCATAATACGTCTATACTTAGCCATTCTTCCAAGATCAATAATGTTTTTAGTCCTCTTTGCTGTTGGTGTTTTAATAGTTGTAGACTCATCTATAGCCATTAAAACTTTATGTGAGTTTAAAAATTTTTGTGCAAACTTAACACCTTTTTCTGTAGACAAAGCCTCCACATTCATAATTAAAATATGCAGAGCAGTTTCTATCTCAAATAAACTTTCTAGTTTTTCTTGTTGTGTCTTTGTAATATTTGATTGCCATAATACCGTCACATTTTCTATATGATCCGGTAAGTGTGTTGGCAGCTCTTGCTCGTACCAAGTCTTAACTACACCTTTTGGTGCAATAATTAGTGCACTGTCTATTTTACCTTTGTCATAAAGCATAGACATATTATCTATTAATACTTTTGTTTTGCCTGTACCCATCTCCATAAAATATGCGTAAGTCTCTTTATTCCAAGACTTTTCTAAAGCAGTCAACTGATGCTTGTATGGCTTCATCTTAAATTTATAATTCATAATTTATTTTATTCTTTCTATTGACATTAATATAAGGGATGTTATATGATTTGTCAATGTCAGAAAGTACGAAATACGAAAATTTAAAAAATAATTATACGTCCACCGTATATGTAATTCAGGAAATATCAGGGACAAAAACTGGTAATCCTAAAATAAATATTATGGGTGCAAGTAATTATGGACAATTCAAATTTTTACTACCAGAATTTTCTCAAATGATATTTTCTCCTGGTCCACTTATATATAAGTTAAGACAAGGTTTAAAAGATTATAAGGCAAGAGATTATTTACTATTAACAGGAGATCCTGCAATAATTGGTGTAGCGTGTTCTATAGTTTCTAACATTACTAATGGTAAATTTAAATTATTAAAATGGGATAAACAAGAAAGAAAATATTATCCTATTGAAAT